CAAACGCAAATTAATCTCTCTTATCGTACTGTCTGAGAATTGAGAGGATGCTTTCTGTGGTTGCAGAGCTACCCATGCTATCAGCATAGATATTACGAATTGAATCAATCTGTTTGTCAACTGCATAGATTTCTCTAATGATAATTAGTCGAGTTGTATCACGTTGGTATGTCGCAATAGCTTTCGAGGTAGGGCGTGTTAATAACAAAGTCAATGCCATGCCCAGCAACAACATCAGTACGTGAATCAAAGAAGGGTTCTGCCGTTCCATTTACATTTATTTCAAAGTCCGAATCTGTCACGTTTCTTTTAAGTAGAGTGACTATGTCTATAATTATTCCTGCGGTATCCGATAGCACCTCAATCGTGTTGGAGCTACTTTCAAACTGCCTATCCATTACCAACATGGCAAAGTTGTAAGATACTAACCTCTGCTCTGTGTTAAACGTAAAGCCATTAGGCACTAACCACACTAACGGATAGTATTTTACCTCGTCTACTGCAAAGTCAAACTCAGCCCCTACTGCGAACTTGCCTACCATTTTGTGGCTTTCCGCTTGGGTTTTTATCTTGGCTATTATTTGGTTTAGTGTCATACAGTTTTAATAGTTTGGCTTCGTTTTTCAGCCTCCATTTATTTTTCGGGAAAGTCATAGTTGTAAAAGCAATCGTCATCTGTGCCAGGTAAGTAGAAGCCACCCAATACCGCAGTATTTTTAGGGCGAATTACATCAAAGCCTGTACCTGGATTTAAGAACTTAGGATAGATAGTAGGATTTTCTTTTAAATAGTCTCTCAATCTCTCAGCGTAGTATTCGGCCTTATCTCTATATCTCTGCTCAATCAAAGTTAATTCTTGCGTAGATACAGGCGTAGCGTTTTCTGAATTGCGAGATGCTACCGACTTATTCATGAATTTAAAAGTCATTGGAAGCATAGCCTCTGTGAGAGTATAATACTTTAAACAAGGTGCAATATAAGAATCTAACAAAGTCGTGTTAGGAGTCGTTAGAGTGCCGTTATATGCTTGGTCTTGTAGCTCATCATAAATACCTGAACCAATCACATCTCTTATATAAATCTCTTGGCTTTCTTTGATTGCCGATTTCAATAACTTGTCATCCAAGTTTTCGTTTATAGGAGTGTTGTCCTTTAGGTAAGTAACCGATATAAAATATACAAAGTTTGCCATTATAATTTACGTCTAAAAAGTTGAGGTTGCCAAATGTGTCTGCAATAAGGAACGTGAACCGCAGGGCTTGAGCCTTTAACAGTCATCCAACCGCCTCTACGTCTCCAAGCATCATAACCTACTATGCTACTAATTTGGTCTATATCTTCACGAGTGTAAACCCGATTTAAAGAAGCCAAACGAATGCAAAAGTCACGGCTTGTAGGTATTACTCTGCTTCCGCTTATACCAGGTGCTTTTTGGTAAGTGTAACGAGTTACTATCTCAGTTCCTACGTTACTATCTTCCAAAGCCTTTAAGCCATTATTTGAGACCTCTATAACGCCATCTGAGACACTTACAAGGTTTTTCTCTATCATCATGTCTACCTGAGCCTGAATCTCCTCTACGGGCTTGTTTATGTTGTTAGCAAGTACGTCAATAGTGATTCCCTTATTTGAATATAACCATTGCAAAATCATTGCCTCTAAACCTGCTCCAAATTGCATCGGTACAGATTCAAACTTGTCAGCATCTTCTCCGAACTGAGCAAATACCTCTAAGTCCTTTTCATCGTTCCAACCAAAAGGATTCTCGCAAGACTCACATTTATCAGAAGACATCTGAACGCTCATGGTCATTCCTAATTCCTTACGAGCTTCGTCACGGTCAATAATACCCTTCTCAAATAACTCTACATAATCTACTCCGATAGGTGGCTTGTTTTTAGTTACCAGTTTAACGGGTGCAATATATTTGAATAATGAAGTTAAGGCTCTATCCAATTGGTTCTGCCTTGGCTCAATGTATGAAGTCTGAAACGCCTCATAAGCCTCAATCAATTCGTTACGACCACCCAACTGACCTTCTGTTTTGATTCCGAATAACATTGGTGAAGTAACACGGTGAGACATTAGAATCTCCTCTTGAACTTGCTCGTTTAACTGCATAAACATCTTATCGAAGTCCGAAGGTGCTAAGTTGTTTACTACGCTTGGAGTTTCGTTAGGCTCATTAAACTGAATAATAATAGAACCTGCGTTATCTGTTCCGCTGAAGTTATCCTTAAAGCGTTTAACAGTGTTACGCATCTCTTCAGGAGTTGGAATGCCTTTAAATAACTGAATTAAGGTCTGAGCTGAAAAGCCTGACTTAATAGAATTAAGGTGGAAATTTGCAATCTCAGTATCTATCTCGATATATTTTAACGCACTTTGATAGGGTGCAGTAGGATACTCTCCGCAACCTGCTTTGTACATCTTAAAATAGTACAACTGCTTAGATTCTCTTGTTCTTGGATTGAAGGGAAAGTAACTCTGTATGTCTGCTCTTCTATTTCCCCAATCATCAGAATACATATACTCGCCCTCTAAGCCTATACGAACATTTTGAAAAGGTAGGTGATACATCTCCGCTATGGATGTTTTCGCCTTATTCCAAATAATTTCCAACGCAAAGCCGTCAAATAGTTCAAGGTCTTGAGCAATCTTGTTCTTAAGGGTTTCGAAGTCTTCGTATGCATTAATGTTATTTAGGTAGTCGTTAGCTCTTGCTATCTCTTCCGTGTTATTACCTATGATTTCGGTTTTATCACCTGCGATATAGGCTGCCTTCTGAGTTACAATAGCACCATGTTTAGGAGATGAATTATAAAGGTTAATTAACATTTGTGGATAGGCGTTATCCTCTCCGTATGTCAAAAAGCCTTTACTCTTGTTCTCCTTGAAAACAGGTATCTTGCTCTCGGCAAAGTTTATTCTTATAAAGTTATTCTCCATTTTTCGGGAAATATATGTCTATTAGTGAATCGTTCTTTTCGTGCAACTCTATAAGCAAGTTCATTGCACTATCGTGTAAAGCTTGACTCTCTTCTATCTGAATAGCCACACGCTCTTCTATTGATTTTGGTTTGATAGATAAAGCCGTTATAAGTGCTAATAATGCGATGGATAAAAGGTATTTCATATTTTGCCAAGTGATTTGTAAATTTTTATTTCAGTTATAAGAGCCGAACACAATGAATCTTGCGTTTTTAGGGCTTTGCTTAATTTGTCAAGTTTAGCCTCACACATTTGCAAACGCTCTTCACACCTTTGGTTAATCTCCTTACTTTGAGATTCTGCCCGATAATATAAAACACTCATTGCACTAAATGAGATAAGTAACAACGCCTTTAAAGGGTCGCTTTTAAACTGCTCAAAGGAGATAGGGAATTTCATATTTCTTCGTGTGGTGTGATTGTAATATCAGTAGGTTCTCCTAATACCGCCTCTAATCCTTCAACGTAGGTTATGTACCAAAACCCGTCAAGGTCAGAATAGTTGTAGTTCACCCAGTATAAAGTTTCACCGTTTGGTACGGGTAAGCCCATATAATCGGAAGCGGATTTTCTTGCTGCGATTGCTTCTTGTTCTGTGTTGTATGTGTATCCTTGCATTAGTAGATTGAGTAAAAGTCGTTAATGTTTGTGTTGATGCCATTTTCATTACTGCTTTTATCAGATGTATAAATAATGATTTCTTGAATATTACCATTGTAAAAGGCAGTACCAGAATCTCTTTGACCAATAGTCAAAACGGTTGTATTATTTCCAATTTGACCTCCACTTGAAACGCTTAAACTCTGATTAGCAGAATTTATTTTTAATGTAGTAGTTGAACTTGTGCTTATGAATGAATGTAGTTGTTGAACGGTCGTTGTTGCACCATCCGTAGGAACATAAGGAGCAGAATAATAAATTGCGAATTGGTTATCACTACCCCCACTCATCCCATATTTCCATCCTTCAGACCCAACAGTAGCATCTTGAGACAATATGTCTTGAGGTTTTGTACTTGTATTATTAAACTTATGCAGCAAAAATAATGACAAATCAGTATTTGAAATAAAATTGCTTGATGTCTTCATATTATCATCACTTCCATCAAACTGAACCGATGGTTTTCCATTATCGGTTATAACACTTCCACTACTTACTATTTGCGGTTGATTTGCTAAAGTCGTTTGAGTTGCGTCATAGCCGTTGCCTGATTGGTCGTACCACGTTTTTACAAATCCGTTATCAGTTCCACCAGTACCCACAAATGAAAGTAATGATGAAGTATCTAATTCGTTATTTACAAAACCTATATTTTGTTCTGCGTTATCAGATGACCTTCTTACACGAATAGCACTACCCGTATAAGCGGTTCTTAATAATCGCAATGAATAGGCAGCAGCAGCACCCGTGTAGGTGTCGAGTAATCCCGTAAAAGCACTCCAAACCTCATTAGTGCCTAAATAGACTTTCTGCACCGCATTAGTGCCGAGATAAACGCTACCTATATCGTTCGTGCCTAACTTCATATAATAAAGTAGATGGTATCTGCGTTTGGTGTCAATGCGTTGTATTCGGCTTGGCTTACTGCTGACAAAGTGTAAACATTATAAGTAGTACCCGTGCTTTTTGCAATTTTATTATCCAATTGCGTCTGCACCGCACTCGTAACCCCATCTAAATAAGCTAATTCAGTAGAGGTAACATCACTTACCGAAACCTTTCCACTACCATCAGAAACTAACGCTCTTGATACTGTTAAATCGCTTGAGGTAATAGATGTCGCACCGCCTGTAATAGTCGCTTGTTTTCCGTCTATTTGTGTCTGAATAGCACTTGTTACTCCGCTAACATATCCAAGTTCGGTAGATGTAACTGATGAAACTTCTATTTTACCCGTTGCAGAAGATGTAACCGCACGAGATGCAGTTAAGTCTGAGCTTGTGATAGTAGTAGCAGCCCCCGTTATTGTCGCTTGTTTAGCATTAATCTGAGTCTGAGCGTCTGAAGTTAAACCACCGATATACTGAAACTCTGCATTGCTTACAGAACCGTCTGCAATCTTAGCAGCGTCTATGCCTGTGCTTAACTTTGCATCTGTTACTACTCCGTTGTCAATAGTCCAAGTTGCTCCACTTGCAGAAACTGTGATATCGCCTTTGTCCCCGTCAGAGATTCCACCGCCACCGCTTATAGTGATATTTCCACTTCCTAAAATTGACTCATCGTTAATAGTCTTTATGTTTGTACCCGATACAAGTGTTTCCTGAACCGATACGTCACCGCTACCAACTAAAGAAGTAGAGTTTACAGTCTTTATATTAGTGCCACTTACTAAGGTATCTTGTTTAGCGTTTAAAGCGGTTTGAGTTGCAGAGCTTACTGGCTTGTCAGCATCGGCAG